CGGTTTACCGGTGTAAATCATCGGTTCGGCGATAAACCACCGCATCTGATTATCGACATCATCCCAACGTTCAATAATCCGCACAATCGAATTAACCGGCCACCACGGCACCCAGTTGCGAATATCAGCGGCTTCTATATCGCTGTATCCCTCATAGCCAATCGCCCGCTTGACGGTGATTTCATCGCTGCCATCCGGTATCCACTGTCCGTCTGAGACGGTTGCTCTTTTCACAAGATAATAATCCTTTGACGTGTCATATTCCGGCTGCTGCGTAATCAACGCCCACGTAAAAGACGCCGTCCCGCCTCCGCTCTGCTTCAGCAGCGTCCAGCGATACTTTGTCCAGACGCAAGGATAATAACTGTTTATCTCATAATCAGAAGCCGTCAAATCCGGCTGCGGATAAACGTTTACATTCTGCTGATAGACAACCCAGTTATTCTGACCGTTGAGCGTATAAAAATCCGCCGTCAAATAACCGCTTTCCTGCGAAATAACTTTTGCCCAGCGGACGGCAGAAGGCATATTCACATTCGAAGGCGTCCTGGTCGTGATGGTCTCGACTTTCTTTTTCAGCCGCTCTCGACGAAGTTCCTTCGCCGTCTCGTGCATCCGTCGGCGATTTTCCAAAAAGATCCGGTATAGATTCTGGTCAAGAAAGAATATCATTATGACAACTCCAGATAGTTGAAGTTCTGATAAATCGCAGGCCGGATATATTTGGCGCTGACTTTATTCCCTTCATATGGCGTTGTGGAAACATCACTCGGAATCTCTCCGGTGTTGGGGTCTGTGTATGCGATATATCGCTGCCAGAGCCCGCTTTTGTCCATCTGGAAATTGTAGACGACCCGAAAGACCTTCTGTGCATTCAAGCCATATTCCTTGTGCATTTGAACCGATATATTCGTACAAAGCCAAGTCCCGGCTGGATGGTTCGGCATCAGCGTCCAGTTGCTTTGATTCAGCGAGCCGACAAAGTTCCATTGACGCTCTGCGAACAAATGATAGACATTGACTTCCGATAGCGGAACTCCGCGGGCATAGCCGGCAAGAACATCGGCATACAGCGTCGTCCATTCAAAACGTACAATCTGCAATTGCGGCTTCGGTTCGTAAATAATATCTCTGACGTTCTGCGGCTGGCTTTCCTTGCCAGCAAAATCCGGATTCGGATAATTGTCCGGATATTTATACTGTATGGTGTTCGGATAGAGAGTGCTGTCCTGCGTACTCACCGAATAGGCCGAATAGGATTCCTTTTCAAGAGAATCTGCGGAGAGCGACGCTTCGTAGTTTTGATTGTAAAGGGACTTTCGATAGATGGCGGATACCTCTGCAATATTCGGCCCGATTGTTCTGGCTCTTGTCTCTACACAATAGGCATCATCGACGGAAGGGTGCTCGTCGCCATACTGCGGGATTCCCGTAGTATTCAGAGCCTCCTGAAGCATCGCATATCCGCTTCCAGTCAGTTCGGAGACGATAAAGGTTCTTGTATATTCCTCGTATTCGTAGGTTCTCGTTGCATCGCCGCCATCAATAATGTCTTGTATTACCGCCATCTAATTTTCCCTTTGTCAAAATGCTATCGGATAAGCAGACCTCCAAGCCATCGAAGATTGAATCGGCAGCGGCTGCTGTGTGATTCCCTTAAATGGGTTGAGTGTCTTCAGTCCAGCCGTAAAGGCGCTGATAAATCCATGTGCAATCCACTTGCCGAGTTCTTCGGCATAGGGACGCAGCGCCTGAAACGCTGAAGCCAGTTCGGATTTGACCGCCGTCATCAACTGCGACAGCCCGCCGCGTTCCAATGCAGAGACAAGCGTCAAAACCAGATTGACAATCCGCATCAGGATATTGCCGACAACTTCGCCATATTTTTCAAACCGGGCCTGATTCTTGTAGAGATAGTCCGCCATCGCAGACATCAGCCGCTGGACGGCAGGCGCAAGACCTTTTCCGAATGCTTCCATTGTGTCTGTTATCTGTTCCCGAAGGATAAAGAACGTATCCGAGAAGATTCGGTTTGTTCCGGTCAGGTCTATCTGAACCTTTTTGTATTTTTCGAGCATCAGCATCAGCCGCAGATAGGCCTTTTCGTTTTCGTTCAGATACTTTGTCAGGTCCTGCGTATCGCGCCGAAGCCAGCCAAAGCCGGCTAAGAAGTTTGCGTTTGCTTCCTCATTTGCCCGCTTCAGCAGAGCGGTCTTCAGGAGTTCGTCGTTGAGTGCCTTTTGTTTGATTTCTTCTTCGGTAATCACAAGTCCATATCGGCGGAGAGTCCGAGCCATTCCATACAGACCATTCTGGACGGCGAAGATATATTCTTCCAGCTCGCCTCCGAACATCGCCCGCAGACCCAGAATCATCTTTGCGGTTTCTTTTGTCAGATTCTGTGCTTTCTCGCCGCCGCCCGCTATTTCTTCAATCAGCAAATGGAGATTTGCAGTCAGGTTTTGCAGAGTCCCAGAGCCGATACGAGACGTCTCCGAAATCCCTGCAATCCACTTGTTCATCGTTTCAGCGGAAGCACCAAAGACGGCGTTGAAGAGCCGGCCTGTCCGTTCCATTTCCGAGAACGCCCGGACGCTCAAAGCACCGAATGCGAGAAACGAAACGGTCGCAATCCTGATGGTCTGAATGAGTTTATTCAGCGCATAACTGACCACTCGAAGAACGGCGTTCCCGATTGACGAAGCGATTTTCATTGCCAGCCCGCCGGCGGTCGAAAGAGCCGACGTCAACGGATTCAGATTCGCCACAATATCGAATGCCGCAGATCCTATCGCCATGCACTGCCTCGACTGTTGAAAGTTCTTGCCATTTCCTTTTCCATTTCCCGCTTTGATATTCCATTTACGATTGCCATATCCAGCAGCACAAGATGAAACTGATTATATTCCATTTTCATCAGTTCGCTGTACCGGAACGCTCCGTTTGTCGAAAGAACCAGCGCAATGACCGTCTGATGTACAGTCAAAGGACTCAAGTTTTTTTTTCTGATTCATCCGCTGTTTCCATTCCGGAAAGAGCAAATGTTCCAAGTAGCCGCTGCATCGCCGCCATCAGTTCGTCCGGACTCATGCTTTCGCCGATTTCCGATGGCTGAAGCGACGGATTCTTCTTCTTCAGCGAAAGATAGAGCAGATATTCAACCGCAGAGAAATCTATCGAGTCCGCATGGTTCAGATTTGCAAGCCGGATTCTTGAGACTTCGTCGCGAACTTTCTGCCAAGCATCAGGCGGCAGTTTATCCCCGTAAATGGCCTTCAGTTCGGCGACAAGTTCGTCTCGTTTTTTGTTGCGCATCCACTGTTCCCATGCGATAAGGTCGGCGACGGTCAAGGCCGAATAGTCATCGTTCTGAAATATCCGTTTCATAGTCATTTCCCTTTTAGGATAGCGGCTCATATTCTACTTCGCCGGTAAATGCGAAAGTATAAGTGATTACTTCTTCTTCGTTCACATCGACGGTGTGTTCTATGTTTGTAAGAATCGCAGTTCCACCAAAGAAGTTAGCAGATGTGCTGGATGTTCGATAGAGCTTTATCGAGTATTCGTTATCCAGATAAAGCAATGGGCTTCCAGACGCAAGGGCGGTAATGGTTGCCGTCGCGGATTTCAAGCCGGCCAGTCGCGACCGATAGAAACCGCTGTCCATTGCAGCGGATATGTCGGCGGCCTCGCATCGAAGGTTCAGCGTCCATTCGCGAACGCCTGTCAATGTCGTCGAATCGATTTGTGCAGACGCGGACTTTCCGGAGAACGCGTTGCTTTGACCGCTGGCAGCCGTTCCGCCTGTTGCCGTATAGGTCAAGCCAGATGAGCCGTTTCCATCGAATGTAAACTGACAGGTTGCTTCTCCATCGTATGGGACGGTTTCGCTGTATTCCGTCAAAAGAGCCATTCCCTGCAAATAGGGCTCCGTTGCACCCCCGAACGATAATTTCAGATCCGCAGACGTTCCAAGAACCGACAGCGGATTGAATCCGGTTCTCGCAAGACCGGACGCGTTGACCGAAAAATCTTTCAGCCCGGCCAGCCGCTTTTGCCATTCATCGCCGAGCGCGGATGCGTTGATTTCATCCTGCGTTAATGTAAGCGTCCAGTTCCGCAGATTGTAGATTTCCGACCCGCTGAAGAGAGCCGATGCATTTTTTCCATGCCAAGGCGCAGCCATTGTTTAGCTCCTTAATAAGCGATTTTTATTTCAAATCTCATTATAACTATCATCAAATCGTCTTCTACGTTCATTTCACCGGAAAACGTTCGCCGGCAGGAAAGAACGTGTTTATTGCTGATTGTACTGTTTAGAGCCGTCCAGTGAAAGACTGTATCCGCCGCCGAAATCAGAGAAGCAAGTACCGACCCGCCATCTTCTTTATTTGTGTAAAACGTCAAGACAATTTCGCTGCGTTCAATCCGGCTTCCGGCGGCTCCGCAGATTTCCTGTGGCTCGCTTTCTTCGATTCGGTAGACCGCATAAGGCAGGATGACCGTCTGTGGCGCCTGAACGTACCAGAGCCCGCCGGTCAGAACGCTTGATAAGGCGTTGTTGTTTTGATAGAGCGTATAAAATATTTCAGCCGCTGCGGTCACCATCGCTTTGTCCTGTTAATGTAGCGGATTCCGTTTGCAGAAGCATTTTTCAGAATCTGACTGATTTTTTTTTTGCATTCTCGAACGGACGGCTCCAGCCAAGGCCGGCGCGCCATGTTTGCCGTCCCAAGTTCCAGATAGAGCGCATAGTCAACCGTCGTACCGATTCTTCGTGCGTTCTTTTTGAGTTTGTCGACGTCTGCACCGACTCTGGCCGTGATGGTTCCCCTGGATGACCATACGTTGTATGCTATCGACGAAGCAAGGACGCCCGTATCTCTGCGGGGCGGTTCGCCTGGCCTGGATGGCCGATGCGGTTTGCCGCCTCCTTTGCCGACCTTGCGTTTGATATGGCCCTGCAAATATATGGCTGACTTCAGCATCGCTTTTTCAAGTTCTTTGTGCATGGCGTCAAGAACTTTTTCTTTTTTCAGATTGACTTTAGGTCTCTTCATTCTTTCCTTCTCAAATCAATCTGGCCGATTCTGCCGAGCCCGGCGGCGTCGACTATTCCGATTATCTCGTATCGCTGGCCGTCGATTTCAACAATGTCCGAATGCGTTATGGATGCAATCATCGATGTCCAGACGCAATAAAGACGATAGAAGATTCTTGCCGTGATTTTCCCTGCTTCGTCGATTTCCTGAACGGTTTTCGGCTGAACCAGACACTGGAGCGATGGAATCAGAGTGCTGTATGAATACGAAGCGCCGCCGACCGTTCCGGCTGTAATCGAAGGCCGCAGGACTTTTGCAGTATGTATCAGCAGATTCAGCATATCAGACAATCCATCGCTTCCATTTATTCAGCCGGCCCTGAATGTCTTTCGGCAGAATCTCATAAGCCGTCGAGCCGCCTTCTCGATTCGTATAAGAATAATCTCCGATGCGTTCTGACTGAACCAGAGTATTCAGCGACTGCTTGTCCAGATACATTTTTATCAGGTCATAACCGATTTGCAGCAGTTCCGAAGGGATGGATGAATAGCCCGCCGAATAACGGATTCGTACAGTTCCCGGCGATAGCCGCCGCCATAACTTAATGATCCCATTGTCTACGTCAAGCGTGATTTCACCCGGCTGGATTGGATTGTAGACGCTGACTGTGAAATAATCAGTCATCACGTCCGCAACCAGCAGCGATTCTTTTAGACGTTGCGAAGAAATGTCTGCAAGGTCTGTATTTACCCATTCAACGGATGCATTATAAGGCGGCTGCGATAGAGTCTCTGCCAAATTCTGAAGCGTCGGATGACTCATAAAAGAAAGAGTCTCTGTATTATCGCCTTCGACTGACTGCAGATAAAGAACCATCGAATCCGAACCTATCTTGCATCCGACAGAATTATATCCTTCTTCAATTTTGAATCGGAAAGCCGGGCTTGTATCCTTTGCGATTTCGAAAATGGTGTCAATTGGATAGTTCCGCAGCAGGATATGATATTGACAATTTGCCAGACGCTGGTATTCGATATGCGTTTGAAGTTCAAATTGCCGCTGGCAGTATTTCTCGATTTCTTGTTGAGCCGCCGCCGCTGCCTGCGTGATTTGTGTGTCTTGTTCCGTCCCGCTTATCCCGGCCCATTGTTTATAGAGAGTCGCAGTAAGCCAAGCCATATTTGATGTCTCCTGCCATTGCGTTCGCGTCTTTTTTCAATTCCTGATTGACTCGAAACAGATAGCCGGCCAGCCCGCTCAAGGAGACTATCAGCAGACCAACTATCAATTGAATCATGGCGTTCCGCCAGTCACGCTGAAACGATTTATGCTCGGTCAGATGATTGAGAAGACCTTCGCATGGCTGTTGAAGGATGGGCCGCTGTTCGACGGCCACCATCCGCTCAGTCAGATTCATCAGGTATTTCATGATTCCGTCAATCTTTTCTTCAAGCCGCAAAATATCATCGCGCAAAAGCTGGCTGTTCTCTCTGGCCGTCATGGTCGACTCCTTCTTCTTATCAGTCAATGATGTTGTGCTTTATGTTTCCGTCTGCAATCTCTAAAATTCCTCTTCGCTTCGGCAAGTCCGAAGAAGAGGTCGAACCGTCATAGACAAGAACCAGATACAGGCCGTCCGGCAGCGATGAAGGAATCTCCAGATAGAATGCTTGAGTCAGCCCGCATAGCTGCAAAGCAGATACAAGCGTATCGGTCCATGTTCCGACCGATGAGACAAGTTCCTCCGCCACCGCATCGTAAATCTTCTGTTGGCAGATTTCGATAAACTGTGCCTGCGGTGTGGTGAGCGAATCGGTTTCTGTGTTTACAATCAGCAGTCCGTTCTTGAAGACGTTGAATCGTTCAAGGTCAATCATGTTTTGTCTCCAATAGAGTGTTCAAGTTCAGACAGGAGGCAGGCCGCCGTGTTGACGGCCCGCCGTCCCGTTCTGTCAGAGAATCACGCCTTCTCGTTCAGTTCAGCGTTTTCTTCGTATCGCGGCTCTTCGATGATGTAGAATCCGCAATGATAATCATTGTTTGTTCCCGGACTTCCGACGTTGACGCGCAGATAGGAGAATCCGTTGTCGGCGTCCAAATCAGAGGAATCAATTTCGATGACATAAAGCGTATTCGCCGTGTCAAGGTAAAACGTGTTGCTGGTGACGTTGTTCTCGGTCAATGCGCCTGTCGTCGAAGCAGCGGAATACATTTTCGAAAAGGCCAATGTCTTTTCGCCGGTTCCGCTCGTATCCTTAGCCTGCGACAGCGTGACGGCTGCTGTAGAAGAGGCGACCCATGCACCGGTTTGAATCACGACTTTCACCTTGCGATTCTTTGAAACGTTGACCCAGCCACCTGTAGCGGCGGCTCCCGTGTAATTCGCAGGCGCGTAGGCGTATATCGGTTTTGCTTTCATTTCTTTTCTCCTGTGTTAAATAGGTTTAATTAACTCCGGGTTTGCAGAACAACAAACGGCGACAGCGTATTGGTGCTGTATTTGGGCTTAATCGCCCCTTTAATCCAAGGCTGTGCGTCATAGCGAACGATGTAGCGAAATGCGATTTTGTCTTCCGCGAATGCCAGATGAATGGATGAAGCAGTCCGAATCCCGCCACCGGATTTTTCTCCGAAGAGAATCCATGAAGGACTGCACAGAATCAAGTCGCCCTTCGTTCCGAGTGTCTGGCACAGTTCTGTGAGAATCAGCGGCGCGCCTTGCAGCGTCATTTCCGGCTGGCCTGTCAGACCATTCGTATACTGGCCAACAAGGCCGGCGGCAATCGTCGTGGACGTTCCGGTCGGCAGACGCAGCGTGGCCAACTGCGGATAGGTGTCCTTGTTCGCAAGCCAAATCGCATCGCCAGCCGAAAGCAGGCGAGACCACATTTTCAGAATGTTCTCGGTGACGATGGACGCAGCCGCCTGCCCGCTTTCTTTCGAGACGGTGACCGTCGCCGGCGCCTTCAGAATTCCGAGCGGCTTGCCGACGCCGTCTCCGTTGATGATGTCGTCGTCGATTTGTCGAGCCAGCGCTTTGGCAAACATATCATTCAGAATCGGTTCGAGCGAAATCGGGCTGTCTTCAAGCAGTTCCGAAGACACTTTGCACAGGGCGGCGACTTTGTTCAGTTTCAGCGTCACCGTCCCAAATTTCGGGCTTGAATCGTTGATGGTCTCGCCTTCACCGACTCTGTAAACGACCACGCCGCCGTAAACGCTGTTGGAACGGTCGGATTCATCGACGGTCGGGATGTCAATCGTATTCGTCGCCATCGGCACGTTCACAACGCGATTCAGGAAGATTGATTCTTCAAGAGCCGCCGACATCAATTGAGCACGAAACTCGGTCGGCACAAGATAGCCGCCGTCGCTTCCAACCGTTTCGCCGAGCGCCCGGTTCTCTTGTTGTTTTGCACAGTAGGCCATCCAGTTCCGAAGTCTTTCCGGCATCTGTCCTTTGCGAATGGATGCAAGATACACGTCTCTGGCGAATTCGCCAAACGACCGATAGCCGCCCGTCTTTTCAAAGACGTCCTCGTTCCGGCCTGAGTTCTGCTGAAATTGCGATGCATTTCGGCGAACGATTTCTTCAATCATTTCCTGCAGTTCTTCTCGGCGAATGGCGATATTCTCCGGCGCCGACATCGCAACCGGCCGAGCCACGTCGCCGGCTTGCGGCTCATACTCTTCAGCAAGACCCCTTCCTATCATGTCTTTGGCGTTATCGTCATCGACGTTGACGATGAATCCGACAGGAAGAAGAGTTCCGTTATAGTTCCATTCTTTTTTCAGTCGCAGTTTCATGGTCTTATTCTCCGTTAAATAGGTTTCTCTTTCGCGGTTTCTTTTTTCCGCTGCATTTTTTCACTTTCATGACTGGCCTCCATACAAGAGGGTTTCCGCTTTCACGTCATTGGCTCTTTCATCTGCGCCGTCATTCGCCTAACAGTTTTTTATCAGTCTCCGGCGGTCAGACGCTTGAAAGTCTGCCGTTTATCTCAATCGTCGGAATCACGATTTCAAGTTCCTTCGGCTGTATTGACCGCTCCTCAGGCAGCAGGTCTTGTACGCACACATACAGCCGCTCTCCTGCCTCTTCGGCTGATCCTGCTGATTCGTTTTGTTTTTTTTCTTCTTTCTTTTCATTCTCACCTATCGCTTTCAACAGTTCATTCCATCGCTCATTTTTGAGCGTGATTTTGCGTTCGGATATGGCTACCGCCAGACTGTCCGGGTTGGCCGGGACACAGACCGGCGAAAACTCAAGCAATTCCCATTCGTCATAAACTACCTTGACCTCTTCGAGTTCAGGGTTCTGCTTGATTTCATCCAGCGTTGGCTTGTGCGAACGAATCGGCAGGAAGCCGACCGAAAATGCGTTCAAAAAACCTTCGCGGTAGAGATTCCAGATTTCATCGGCAAAGTCCGTTTTTGCAAATCGTATTTTTGCGCGAACGGATTTTGGCATTACTTTCACCCAGAGCGCTTTTCCAATCGGCGGTTCGCTGTCATTATGCGACCAGAGAACGACCGGATTTTTGACGTAGTTTTCCAATCGGACGCCTGCCGGGTTCAGAATCGTTTTGTAGCGATCAATCGAATCCGTCGAGATATCCGCAATAACCGTTCGCTCATCGGAATTGATTTCCGACGCCCTGCAGCAATCCACATAGCAGATTTTTTGTTCCTGTTCGATGGCTTCTGTCATTTCCATTTTCTGTTTACTCCTTGATTATCGGGACGATGGCACATCGGCATTTCGGATGGAGCGGCGGATGGTCGACTTCTTCGCCGAGTGCCGTTCGGAATGTTTCTGATAGTCCGACTCGTTTGCCGTGCATGGACTGGCAGAGTTCGCAGCAGCGGCTGTCGGCGGACGAATCCCACTGTTTGGCTTCGACGACTTCGGACAGTTCCCACGCCTTTTGTGCCGCCTCATTATGTGCCCAGATTAACTCGGTTCTTGCGATGGCCTCTGACTGTTCTTTGATATTGACGGACTGTCGGATTTTGTATGCGACCTGCGCGGCGCCTGCGCCGGCTTCGATTCCTTCTGTGACCGCCGCTGCGATTTTGCTTCGGGCCGTCTTCGCCATTTCTTTGAAGAACGGCGACCGCTTTTTCAGCGCCTTTTCCATCGCTTTATCCGAAGCGTCGATTTTCGCCTTCGGGTTCAATTCGCCGAGCACCTCCGCAGCCTTGCTTATCATCGCCCCTTTGAGGAATGGAGCGATTTCCATTTCAAACGATTTCGCCCATTTGTCGATAGGCAGCCGGTTGACGTATTCCCGAAGGCCTCTTTCCTCTTTGGCAAACGCGCGGTTCTTTGTCTCTTCTTCGAGATAGATTTGCGCCGCCTCGTTCAGAATGCGATGGTAAACGACTGCTATTTGCGCGTGGAGTGCCCGCATCAGGAAATCGATTTCAATTTCCGCCGTCGTTTTGCGGACTTCACGCGCCGGCACAGATTCAGTCTCTTTCGTTTCTTCGGAAGCAGTCGGAATCGTGACCGTTCCAAAAGGCCCGGTCGGCGAATCGCCCCAGTCTACAGGCGGCAGACCGTCTTTGGCCCGCTCCTCGTTAATCGTGCTGTAGTTCGTCGACAAGTGGACTTGCAGTTCTTTCAATCGATATTCTTCATCCTTCGGAGCCGGGTCATCAAAAGCCAGATAAAGACCCGCTCCAAAATGCGGGACGAATTGTTCGTTTAGTTTCTGCTCAACCATCCGCAGGCGCGGCGATATGGTATAATTCTTCCACAGTTCCAGCGAAGCGTACGCGTTTGCCCTGCTCACCTCCTGAATCAGAACAAAGGACAACGGAACGCCGAAGATGGCGCAGATTTCCTCAAGGGCCGCTTTTCGCCCCTGCAGATAGTTCATTTCGCGTGGCGTGATGCCGAAAGGCGTTAATTTGGCCCCTCCGGAAAGAATCAGAACGCCGCCTTGAACGCCGCCCTGATTGTCGACGCCGGCAAAACGCGATATGCTTGTTTCGAGCCGCTGCCGCTCTTCGTCGGATACGAAGGACTCCGGCGGTATCTCAAGCACTGCATCAGGCCGCCCCCCTTTTCGGAAAAGCGTAATTTCCAGCCGATTCATCGAGTCCAGCATATCGGCTGACTGCTCGGCGGCCATCAGCGGCGATGAGGATCCCCAGAAATCCAGCAGAGAAGGAATTTGAAAATAAATCACTTTATCCGGATTCAAGATAAGTTTATTGACGCCTTTTCCGTAATGAAATGCTTTGATGCCGTTCTTTTCATCCGGGATAACTTGCACATCGGATGCGACGAGCGGCCAGATATTGATTATCTTTTCTCCCTCTTTTTCCAGATACCAGAACGCGCGGCCCAGCGTCTCCAAATACGAAAAGGTGATATATTTCAGGTCGTAGGCATTCTGCCATGGGTTGACGTTCCGCAGGAGGTCAAGAATCGGATGCGAAAGAATCTCATCAAACTTTTCAGTTGCAGGAGCGATTTCGGCGAGCTTTCGAACAAGACGTTCGTTCTCTGATATGCTTAACTTTCTCGAATTACCTTCACCGCCGGCTCCACTTCGTTTATAAAGTCGCAGCGGGACTTGAGAGCATGCGGCCACATTCCGCTGGATACAGGCGTAGACCCACGATTTGTTTTTTTCGAGCAGTTCTTCCGGAGTACTGGCCCGCTGCCAGCAGGAATTGAAGAGAGTCGAAAGCCATCGGAACGATGGCTTATGCGGAATCTTTTTCTTAAGCCATTTCATCATAAATGCAATATAGATTCGCAATTTCTGATTTGTCAAGAATCATTTTCAATTTTTTTTGCAAATGGAATAAAGGTTGCCCGCACCGGCTTGCCAAAAATTTTTGTCAAGGCGTAGCGGGCTGCATCGATGGCATGGTCACAGAATTTGACCGGGATTTCCTTCGGCGACCCATCCGCCGCCGTCGCCCATTTGTAGGATTGAAACTCTTTGATGAGATTGACCGAGCCCTCTTCAATGAAAATCTGATATTGTTTCATCCGCTGAATGCCGTACAAAACGCTGTCCGGGCCTTTGATGGCCGGAACGCAGTTCACGCCATAACTTCTTATTTCATCGATACTTTTCGGTTCCGCACTGTCCGCGACAAACAAGCAGTTCCTGTGTTTGCGCTGAATCGACAGGCAGATATCCGCGATTTGCCGATTCTGCAAATGCGGTCTGTAGAGGTGCTCTCGCAGATAGAGCGAATCGTTGCGAATGACGACCTCCACAATCGCCGTCGGGTTCGCCGCATAGCCGAAATCGAGCCCGAAGATTCGTTCCTTGCCTTCGTCCATTTCAGGAAAGTCAGGCGTGATTTTCCAGTTCGTGAAAACAAGCCCTTCGATTTGTCCCCACAGACCGAGTGCGTAAATCTGATAATAGTTCGCGTCTTCTGATTTGAGCATTTCCAGCCGAGCGCGGTAGTCATCGTCAATAAACTGGTTATCCTTCGACGTCGAACGCATAATCGTTGCAAAGCACTGCTGTTTATATTGCCGCGAATGAATCGAGCGTTCGACTCGATTCCATGTCTCGATAATCCGGCCCTGCTCTTCGAGTTCTAAAAAGAAATGTTTGTAAATCCATGAATGGATATTGACCGGGTTGAATGTCAGAATGATTTGCTTGTAATCCCACGTTTTGCCGCGAAGCCGCAAATCGACTTGTAGAAAGTCTTCCTGCGTAAACTCGGTCGCTTCTTCCATCCAGACCGACGTGATGCCGTGAATGGATTTGAGTTTTTCGGGATTGTCAAGCCCCATAAATATCAGTTCGTTTCGGTAGGGCAGTTCGATACCCATCTGCGTTTTATTTTCTTCGCAGATTTGCCAGAGATTCCAACGGTGCAGCCAGTTCTTGACTTCCTCATAGGTGGACTTTCGGACGGCTGGCATGGTCTTTCGCAGAATGAGGATTCTGTGCGAGCGGTTTTTCTGGATGCCATAGAGCAGGCGCAGAATGCATTTTTGAGCCGCTGCGACGGATTTCCCGCTTCCGGCTCCGCCGTAGAGAATCAGATAGCGGTCGGTGTTTTTGAATATCGGCAAGAAGGCCTTGTTGACGTGATGAATCGCAGCGCTTGCGTCGATTTTAATCATACGTCTTTCGATTCTGTTTCTTCGCCATCTTCCGTAACTTCTTCAGGCAATTTGAGCGGTTCGATTTCAGCGGGCGGAAGAGCCGACACCGGCTCATCGAGAACTGGAAGCAATTCCTGCGGCAGATTGATTGAAATGTCCACGTTGCCGATAAGCCCGCTCAGTCGGTCTTTCCAGCGTTCTGGACTTCGATTTTTCAGATAGAAAATCATCGCCGTCACGTTCGGCGGCATCTGGCGGCTGATTTTTCGCAATCGCGTCCTGCCTTGGCTGTCTTTCTCGGCTATCGTATCTTCGTATTCGTACCCAAGTGCGAGGTCTACGAGCCGGCGTTCGATTTTTTCCGTGTCGTACTCGTCCCGGCCTCGAACGATGGCCTCACGGAATGCCGGATAGGCTCTCATCCATTTGTAGATTGTATCGATATGAACACCAAAGATTTGTGCCAAGTCAGATATTCTGGCGCCATTCCTCGAACACGCATTATAAGCGATCGCGTTATAGTCTGGCTTGAAGATTTTTTTTCTGCCTTTGGCCATATTTCCTCTTTTTTTCGCTTAGATTAATAGACAATATCTACTTTCGCAGGGGTTTTTTTGTTGGTTTATTTTTTCTCGATTCGTTTCGCTTTTTCCCCAGTATAATTTTCGTACCGCTGGACGATGATATCGCAGTACAACGGATCCAGTTCCATCAGGAAGGCCTTTCGGTCGGTCTGCTGGCAGGCGATTAAAGTGCTGCCCGATCCGCCGAACAAGTCCAGGACATTTTCCCCGACCTTGGAGGAATACTGAATCGCCCGCACGGCCAGTTCCACGGGCTTTTCGGTCAGGTGGATCATATTTTGCGGATTGACCTTCTTGACGTGCCACAAATCTGTGGCATTGTTGGGACCGAAGAAGCGGTGCCCCTTGCCGAGTTTCCAACCATAGAAACAAATCTCAAATGCCCCCATAAAATCCTTCCGAGTCAGGACGGGGTGCTGTTTGTCCCAGACGATCCCCTGGGAAAAGTACAATCCCGCCTCCTGGAGCGGTTTGGGGTAATTGCCGAGATTGGCATAGCCGCCCCAGATGTAAAACGAGCCGCCGGGGATCAGGACCCGTGCCATGTTGTTGAACCAGGCATGGAGCATCGCATCGAAATCTTCATCCGAAAGAAAATCATCTTCCAGCGGCCTGTCCTTGGCCCGCATCTTCTTGCGGGCTTTCTTAGGATCACTCACGCCGCGTGCCTGGTCGAAGCCTTGATGATGCAGCTGGGCTTTTTTATTCGTAAACGAGGATAAACCGGCGGCGATGGCGGTATTGGACCTGGGCTCGACCTTGACGTTGTAGGACGGATCGGTATTGATCAGATGAATGACCTGGCCATCCAAAAGCTTGTCCAGGTCCTCCTGGCTGCCCGCATCGCCGCACAGGAGCCGGTGATTCCCCAGGACCCAGAGGTCGCCCGGCTGGGTAATTGGCTCATCCGGCGGTTCGGGGATCTGGTCCGGATCGCAGTTGCCCTGTTTGACCTCGGCGGCGTTGAGCAGCTGGGTCAGTTCCTTTTCGTCGAAGGCCAGCAAACTCATGTCGAATCCGGTCTTCATGAGCTCGGCCAGTTCCAGCGTTAATAGTTCGTAATTCCAGTCGGACAAATCCGCCGTCTTGTTATCGGCGATTCGATAGGCCTTGGTCTGCTCTGGCGTTAGTTCTTTGGCCACATAAACAGGCACTTTATCCAGTCCAAGTTTCAAGGCGGCCTTGTAGCGGGTATGGCCGCAGACGATGACGCCGTCGGAGTCGATAACGATGGGCTGTAGAAAGCCGAATTCTTGAATGCTCTTTGCGACGGCATCGACAGCGGCATCATTGTTTCTGGGATTGCCCTCATAGGGTTTTATTGTCTCTGTATTTCGAATTTCTACGTTGATTGTCGGCTTCTTCATTGCAAGTCCTTTTTCGATTACGTTTATTTTATTCGAACATGCCGATAAAACGCACCAGAATCGCTTCCAATCGATTATTTATTTTGACCTATGTTCCGGTAAGGTCAAGCATAGTTTTCGCAACTGCGCCAATGCCAACCGGGTCGGTTTTAATTTCTTGCGTTCGTTCATGACCCGAAATACATCCTTACTGCTTTCAAGAGCGAATCCGGTGTGAGTGTGTCTGGCGCATACGAGAAACCTTTGACCGATTCATGAATAACCATCGCGCAGCCCTCCGAGCACCATGCTCTTTTTTTTGCCGGTCTGACATATTTGGCCCAGCCCCAGAGGGCCGGTCGAATTGCAGCAAGGATTTTGCTGTCTCGACCGACAAACGGTTCTTCGTCCGCGAACGATAGCAGTCCGATTAAATCATATTTCCAGTGTCTACGCTTGTCGTAGACGATAAGCCGTTTGTTCTTCAGACTGGTTTCGTAGGATTCAACAGCCCAGTCCCGCACTTGATAAGTCTGGATGGTCAGACCGGCCAGAACGCATGCGGCGGCGAACGAAATGTCTTCTTCGTCATCGGTCAGCGGGACTGGGACCGTCTCCCAGCGGGTCGGATGCGTGTAGGTAATTTTTTTGAAACGGGCCCCTTTGACGTGATCGGCCAGCGTGAACGAAAAAGAAACCGAACCGTACCGCTGACTGAATTGAAATTCGGAGTGGGTCAATTTGCTTCGCAACTGGATGAGCCGGTCGGTGAGCGTTTTTTTTACGCCCTGCTTTTCGGCGACATCCGGGTCATATCCGCGAACAAAGCAATCTGCCATAGTTTTCTCCTTTTTGAATTCCATTTGAATGAAACAGACCGGCGGGGCGTTCGTACAGACTTCGGAATTGGAAAGATGGGGCTTTGGAGGAGACGGTAAAATTCCCCGCCGGTCTGCTGGAGTCGATTCTGCTTCTTTCGAATTGTTCGAAACAGTTATTCATTTCGGCAAAGTTCCAAAAGAATCTTAACTTCCTTCGCTCGTGTAATCAATGCCTGATTTGCGTTTTCCTGCTGCATTTCTTCAATCATGACATCAATCGCCGCCTGAAGCGTGTCAATCCAATCGTCATCCAGCGGTGTATCGAGCAGTTTCAGAAATAGATTTCCTTTTTCAATCCATTCGCCGATTTTCTCGGCTTTCGGACAATCCGCCTGCCCGGCCTGCTGACACAGTTGCTGCTGGAGAGCGTATTCTTCTTCCGCAACCAGCAGCGATGCCGTCGTAAACGTCTTTAGGGTTTTTTGCGGATTCCCGCAGCCCAGACAAAGCAAAATCACAACAGACAGCAGAATGATTTTCTTCGGGTTCTTCATGTTCAGGTCCTTTCATTTCTGACAAAGAAACGGATACGTTAATTTATACTCCGGCGTTCCGAATGGAGCGAAGATTTCAATCGGTATCTTAACTTGAAAGAGCAGTTGAAACATCAGGGGGCCTACTGTATCCCATTCCAGCCCGCCGGCTTTGTCCTCATTATTGTCTGCTGCTTGCCGTCTCTATTCAATCATAGGCACCACCTCCTCTGTTTTTATTCAATTTTTCGAAATCGAACAAATTCAAATCTGCTTATCTTTACGCCATCTTTTTCTTCGGCGATACGCTGCGTCGTCGCTACAACCACCGGCAGCCCAGGAACCAGATACCTCAACTGCGATACAATCTTCCAGAAGAGACTATATTCTCCCATCACCATTACGGCGGACGGGCCGTCTGTAATCGGCAAAGACCCTATCTTGTCGATAATCTCTCTGGCCAGAATCCCGATCGCCGTCTCGTCAGCCTCTGGCGGCACAGCCGGAAACGGAATATCGACTATCGGTCCGCTGGCAAATTCAAGAGCCGCCCGTTTCTGCTTCTCCGACCAGGTATGACTCGGATGATTCGAAATGTTAATAAACATCAGCACACCTCCGTCTGAAATAGCATTGTTCGCCTTGATAACATGCATCCCCAGACACTTCCAGTTTTGCGGTCTTTTCGCCGCTTTCGTACCGGAACCAGTATGTGGCGGCTAACGTACCGTCGTCCCTGTTGACAAAGTACTTCAATTCCCGCCGGACTTTCCCGTCCATCCGCTCCTCACAGACCCAGACGGAATCCCGAAGGCATTTTCGGATGACATCTATTGCATTGTCCATAATCATTCTGTCAAAGTCGTAATAACTGACTTCGCCGGCCAGTGTGCCCGACTCCGACTTGACTAAAACAGGTATGACTTCCTGTCCAAATATGAGTTTCTTTTCCATAACCGTCTCACCGTCCTTTCTTTTTCTGATTCATTCCATTTCATTCACATCGTCCACTTTGCAGTCCATCACAAAGCAATGCGTCAGCCGGTCCTTCGGCTTCAGCCGGATTAGACGAATATGCTGCTTCTCAACATTCCCACCGTCCACGTAAGGCAAATAATCCTGCACCCGCCAGCGGGCATCGTCCTCATCCTCCGCCATCACCTCAAAATCCAGCGTCATATTCACTTCCGCTCTCACTTCAAACTTCTTTTTTTCCATCTTGCACCATCCCTTTCTTGTCATTGGGTTTCGATTCCAAATGGCGGATAGACCGCCCTGACACGTTGCGGTTTGCTCGTATAATCAACCTGCAGAAAATTCGGCTCGGCGACCAGCAGACCGACCGGTTCCGTCCCTACCCCGCAGCCGCAGAAAAACACTTCATCCGACTGGATAATCCCGCACCGGCAGCCGGCCAAGAGAAACAGAATCGCCCAGAAAATCGCCAGCAAAATAAAAAACTGTAGCCAGCAGCAGGCCAGCCAGAGAAGATAATCCGGCTTCTTGTTCATAAGAACCTCCAATCATTTCTCGGATAACGTTTTGTTATTTCCTTCGGCAACCACCTGCCCGTCCTCAATGACAATTCCAATTTTGCCGGATTCGTCCAGTTTCTCAATCCAGACCTGATAATCATTGGCCTTGGCCATCTCGCAGACACGACGGAGAGAGTCCGAATCCAGCGAATTTCCGTTGATGCGGACAACACGGAGTTTGGGATTGAGCGCCATACTGATGGCCAGACAGATTTCCAGTCGCTTCGCCTCGTTGACCTGCTGCAGCGGGATGCCTTTATAGAGGACCTGCTCGTTGTCAACGGACAGACCGTCCAGCGGGAATTTCGCCGTCTTCAGCCGGTTGACCCGCTCGGTCTCCAGCCGGTCTATCTCCGCCCCCAGATTGGCGTATTCCTGTTTTGTCTTATTGAGGGCCTCGACATACCCGCGCATCTCACGTTTCCGCTGCACTTTCCGGTTGATTTCTTCGGCGGCCTGAATCTTGGCTCGGATGGCCGCTTCGTCGATTTCGACAAAGCCGTCCATCTTGTCCTCCAGAGCAAGGACTTTTTCGTAATGCGCCTTGCACTTCTGGTTGCTTTCGGCAAGGGATTCTTCCAATTTCTCTAATTCTTTCCGAAGCGCCTCGATTCTTGATTCGATTTCTTCTTTCTTCTCTTTTTCTCGTTCAAATTCATCTCTGGCTCCAGCCAGTTCCGCCTTCATCGTATGAACCGATGCATTGTTCTTGACGGCGGACTGCAATTGCTCAAGGAGTTCAGAGACAGAGACCTCTTCATCCGGAACATCCTTGTACTGCTCGGCCTCCTTGGCCTTGACCTCCTGCACCTTCTTCTGCTCATTCAGTAGTGTCCGTTTGGTTTTGATTTCGCGAATCTTTTCATCGATGTCATCGAAGGAGATGCCGCAGATTTCCATCAGAAGTTTCCGCTGGTCGGCGGGCTTCTTCTCCATAAACTCCATCGGGTCAAACGAAATATCCCCGACGATTTTGTCCAGAAGGGCTTGCGGAGAGGATGCCTTATAGCCGTCTTTGTTGGTAATGGTAAGGTACGAGCCTTTCTGAGTAAACTTTCGTGTAATCGTAAAGTGCTCTGTCTCGACTTCGACAAATCCTTCCTCAGCGCCTTCACGGATGGGTTTAGGTGGGATGCACCGAGCCCCGCCGAACGCCGCAAGGATTGCGTCAAGGACCGACGATTTGCCTTCTCCGTTCCTTTTGCTGCTGATGATAACCGCATTGCTATTTGGGCAGATTTCAACCGCCACCAGCCGCATGAAGTTCTCAGCAGTAAGTCGTACAATTTTCATCTTTACATCGTTCATGGTTTTACCTCCACATAAAAGTTCCAATCTTTCAGGTTCACAATTCCATCGCCATTTCTGTCATAAACATTTCTCCGTATCCAGCAATCCTTGACGCGGATGCCGTTCGGGTCATATCGCCAAATCAGATGCCGCTCGATACCCGGCTGAACAAGCCGCCAGTTATTCGGGTCATCAACCAGCACAAACGCGGGCGGACGGACAATGTACTCGATGCATTCAATCCGGGTCCTCTTCAGCCAGTTATCGCAGAAGTTCTGAAGGGCAACTGCCCCGACCTCGGTCCAGTTCGGGTCGGGGAGATTCGGCTCGGAAAATAAAAACTGCTGGGCGGGCAAACCCACGCCGTTTGCATCCGCCCAACAGCCGAGCAGAAAGGAGACTTCGTTCGGGTCTAAAAAGGCAAACATCAAAACAGCCGTCAACGTCATTTCTTCGTCCTTCTGTTGAATTCGGCTATCAGCAGAGAATCCGCTGTCGCATGCGTGATTTTCTGCGTCGGGAAAAGCCGAGCCGCTAAATCCTTTGTGATATTCTTGTTGCCGCCTGTCAGACAGTTCAACGCCTTCTGCCAGACGGTCGGCGAAACGGTATCATAGGGAATCCGAAGTCCGCACAGAAGCCCGCTCATCATTCCGCAGAATCGGCCAAATTTGAACGTACTGGCGACGCCCTGCTTTGGCATTGCGTGAACGCGCTCCAGAAGAAAGAAGGTTCCGACTGGCACTTCACTTTCCAGAATGTCTCGAATGTCCGCTTCATTAAGCCCTCGAAATGGACGGCAAAGAACGACCGAGCCGGCACCGTCCAGAACGCTCACGGCGCCCGATTCGCCGGGGTCAATGCCGCCGAAAAAAACAGCGGTTCTTTCTGGCGGGTTCATAGACGTTCTCCCTTCCGTTCTCATAAACAATGACGTTAACAAATCCGAGCCGGACGAGTTCCGGCAGGCGACGGGCCGCCTCGTAGCGGTCGATTTCCGGAAAACCGAATTTGGCAGCGGCGGCGCCGACCTGCTTTGAGGTTCCCTTTTTGATTCGCTCAAGAATGGCAAGCACCTTCAGTTTGTTTGACAGATGCTTTCCGCTCCGGCAGATGCCTTCCGCTGCTTTGCGGCTGCTGGCTGGGTCGGAACGCCGATAGAGCCGCTTTGGATTTTCATTCATGATTTTTTCTGCTTTCATCGAACGTCCTCCTGAAACGCTTGACCATCTGGGTCAGTTTCTTCGTCCGCTTTCCCCCCATCGGTTCGCCGGAAAGCAAATCGGCGCAATAGATGGAGTGAATGTCAATATCACGTTCTGTAAGCGACGGCCACAGTTCCGGGTAGAGTTTGCGAAACAGCGATAATATTTTATCTCGGTCATACGGCGGCATTGGAATCCTCCTGTTCGAATTCGGTTCCGGTTTCACTCAAATACCAGTTCAGAATCTCTTCGTAGTGCGGCTCTCGGATTTTCCGGCCTCTTCGCAGCCACATATAGAGAACAGCAGAATCGATTCCGATGATTCGGGCCAAGCGATTGGCCGTCATCTTTTTTTCTTCGAGATATGCGTTGACTCTCTTTTTTAAGTTAAACATGCTTGACCTCCGATTTTGTTTTGTGTTTTATCACGATTGTGCTTCCCTTCCGATACACATATACATCTTCAGGATTGATTATGGTTTTGTATTGCTCGGCAAGGATTTTTTTTGCGGAATAGAGAAGAACCTCATCTGGTGTTTCGACGTTGAGAGGAAATCCGATGCCGAAGCAATATCGGCTTCCGCCGCCGTTTTCATACACAACAAGAAAAGTTTTTTCGGGTTCACGCTTCATAACTTTCGACTCTTGTTCTGAAATGGTTTGATTGTTTTTTTTTCGTTGCTGCCAGCGAATGAACGCAGAAGGAATGTCGCAAATCGGCTGACCGTTTGAGAATCTCCAGCCCTGCGATTTGTAATAGTTATAAAAATCAGAGACATCGTCAATCTCCGCTTGCGATAAATGTTTGCGTCTATCGTCATCGTATAGCGCATTCATAAGGTCGTCAAGAGAAAAAGAAAGAGAGAGAGAGTCCGAGAGAGAGAATTTATGCTCTCTCTCTTTTATTTTATTTCCTTTTATTTTATTTGTGAGTTTTGGACGCCCAAAACTCGTATCTTTGGGGTTTTGGACGGCTAAAACTCGGTTTTGGACGGCTAAAATTGCATTTTCGTCTATCGTATTCGATAATTTATTTTGGACGCCCAAAACTCTTTCTCGTGATTGTGGATAACCTGTTAAATCGTTATTTACGCTTATCGTATTCAAAGGATTCGAGTTTTCGTCTCCTTTGTTTTTGTAGTAGTTTCGCTTCTTCTCACGCTTGCTGTTGATGGTTTCAATTCGTCTTTTGATTCCGTTCGAAGTGAGGATTTTTTCGGCATCCCATCGCTCTCTGTCGAAGCATCCAAACTCAACCGCTGATTCGATTATTTGAGCGAAGAGAATCGGATCGATTCGAAGAATTCCTGCGTAGAGAGTGAGAGTGTGAGACTTGATTTCCAATTCTCCCCCTTCGCGATAGATTCGTTCCAAAAGATAAAAGAATACCGCATATCCTGTCGCTCCATAATTGCTGATAATAGCCGCTATCTTTTCGTCTCCTGCAGCGTCCGTGTCGTGCGGGAAATAGTCAAGCCCCTTTTTTCTCGGTCGCGGCATAAATCGTCTCCATGCTCATAGTCTTCGTGTACGGAAAAGGCGGGCCGCCTCGCAGCATAGCGGCCCGCCGACCTGCATAACACGCTTCTATTTTTCATAGAGCGTTTTTTTAGCCGTTTTCTTTTCCGATTGTTCCGACTGAGTAATCGATGGGTCAGGGTCTGGTATGTCATCCTGCTGCGGCGGATTTTCGGATTCATTAATTCCGGTTGATGCCGACTGCAAGATGTTCTTCAGACCGTTCATGCCTTTGTCCTGCGATGAAATGACAATTCTTTCCGGCTCAGATTCATATTGCTCATTATCCGCCTCAAGCGCCTTTTCAATCTCCGGCGAAAGAGGCAGATATTTGCAGAGCCGGCGAACGACGGTTTTTTTGGCCATTTCATCGAAATCTGTCGCCCAAGGCCCGACAATCTCTCCGTTTCTGTTCTTGCTTTGCGAGCGGCTTTTAATTTGCTCGATTTCATCGAGTGTCATAATCTCGAATTGACTTGTGCCGTTGGATAGCGTCGCAACCGCATAATAGGCGACTGGAGCCCCAGTCGGCGGAATCTTCGGCTCATGAATGATTTCCGCGTTCGTTCCGTATCTGGCTCGGAATGCATCGCCTTCGCGGACGATTCGGGCTTCAATCTTTTTGATTTGACCGCTCCGGCGCGCCAGCGTTATCAGTCCCTGATACCCCGGAACAAACTGGCATTCCATCGCACGGATTCGGCTGTTCCAGAACGGGACCAGATAACCTTGACCGAGCGTTCCTACGCAGTCCAGACCGAGTTCGCCGGCCTTCATCACGCTGTTCAATATGCTTGCCGGTGTGCACTCATACAGCGTCTGCTGGCGGGACATCGCCAGAAGGGCAATCTGGACGACGCGCTTCGGCGTCATGTGCTTCGGAAGCACGGTTTGAAGTTTCTCCTGAAAGTCGGGACGATTCAGGAGCGCCTCGAACGTCTCTTTCTTAACAATGGCTTGATTCTCTGACATAATTATTCTCCTTATAAAAAAGTTTATTTGACATAAAGCACGCGATAGGTGCTCTTCTTTTCGTATTTCTCTGCGATTTCCGGATGTTCGGCTTGAAGTCTCTTGATGTCGATTCCCTTGCGGGAATATTCCGGATAGAGAACGCGCCACGCTCCAGCCTGACCTGACTCATAATCACCAAGAGCCATAAGGATTTTTTCTTTGGCTGAATTGAGCCGCTCTTCGGCGACCTTGACCGCCTCTTTCGCCGCAAGATAATCCGCTGCCAGTTCTTCCGGAAGTTCAATCTGCGGCTCTTTGTAGCGTTTTCTGTTCTTCAGAAATTCAATTGTTGGCGCCGAATCTACAGGCGGCTTGTCGGCCATCACATTCTCCGTCCAGAATTGCACAGCCCGCTGAAGTATCATTTGCTTCACGTCATTGTCGTTTTTGATCCGGTAGAGGCGGAAGCCACGGCCGCCGAGAAATGCGACGACATAGCCGGTCTCCGTCCCGCAGGCGGCCATCTGGACAAGCGACTGCACCAGCACATCAAATGGGACTTCGTCGGTTCCGTCATCGCCCCAGCCGCTGCGAAGAGGAGAGAACAGGCCTTCCACCTTCGCTTCAATCGGTTCGCCTGTCTCTTTCAGGACGGCGTCGGTGTGGACTTTAATTGGCGTGTTTTCAATCCGGCGTTCGCGGTTCTTTACGATCGAGCCGAGCCGCTCTTCCGCGAAACGAAGGACACCGTCTTCGAAGTGGATGCCTGCTGCGACAGCCGGATTATCTGAAACGTCTACGGGCTCGACTCGGCCCGTCTTCTCCAGCCATAAATCATAGGGGGTCTTAAACCGGGACAATCCCATCAGGACAGGAATGTCGCTCGCTCCCAAGTAATGCATCCTCTCTTTCAATTGCTTTTCAGTAATCATGGTTTTTTCTCCTCATAAATACTTTTGACTTTAGCGGCATACGCAGCCGTCGATATCTTTTTCCAGCCGTCCGGCCCGCCGTTATGAATCCGAGCCAGAATCTCCAGCGTCGCTGGCTTGCCGGTAATTCGCTTATATCGTTTGCCATAATGCGTCAAGTAAATACGCACCCTCGCAGTATGTGCCGCAGCGGGGGCAAATGCCTTTTTCTGACCATTCCCGTTCGTCCGTCTTCTTCGCCGCCGCCTCCGCCGCCTCAATCTCGGAGATAATCTGATCAGCCTCTTCGGCGGTGATCGGCCACAGTCTGCTTGTTGATCCCCAACCACAGCCGTAGCCGGAGCGAGACGCGGCGATCTCGGTTGCCGTATGAGACGCTGCGCGGCCGGTGTACTTGATGTCAAGTCGGCGTACATCAAGCCCCGGCCGCGTCCCGCCATACGGGCCGAGGTCTACGGCGATAACAATTTCGGCCCCGTAAGGGCCAAAGGCCAGCACCAAATTATTCGTCTTCATGGTCTTGTCTCCTTTCTCCTGCTATTAAGTTTTCGTTCATCCAAAACATCTGCACATATATATATCGAATACACAGGACTTTGTCAACAGTTTTTTTTGGAATTTTTTGATAATTATTTGCATATTTACATAAGTCTTTGTGTATGCGGCCTTTAAGGAAGACTCAAAACCAGAGAATTTTCGGTTTTTGCTTCTGGACAGACGGCGTCCGGATTAAGCCCCAAATCAACCGTATGCCGTGATAGTCATTGTAGAACGAAATCATAAATGGCAAAACGCGCACGCACTTTGCAGCAGCCGTAACTACAGAAAATCCCACTTCAAGCCGGCGGCTTGAAAAAAAATAAATAATCACATTTTTCTCTCACCAGGCGGTAATTACCAGATCAGCAAAAGCATTTTGTGTCAGCGGATTATCGCTGCTGCTGGTCCCCCCGCCCGGCCACTGTATATACCAAGCAAAATAATAACCAGGGTCCTCGCAGAGTAGTGTAAACTCCTCATAGTACGGCAGCGTGCCGATCCAGACCCCATTTGTAAATGTCAATTGAACACCGTTTAATTTAATTATATA